TGGCACTCGTGTATAGGGAACCAAACTGATGAGTTCTCAATTCATCAGGATCCCGTACAGCCTTGAGTACAGTGTTCCAGCCTCGAGAAGCGACATCGGAATATCCGATTTCGACAACTCGATTATGGAACGTGAAAGAGATGGATGGCCTTCGCTCAAAAAGAGCAAAAGATTGTTCATCTCCTCCATGAACTCTTGGAAGGCACTCGAAGGAAAGTCTGTGTTTCCGTCTGGATTCACAAACTCGTTGCGACACCAGAGCTCTTTCATCACTATGATGTCTAAGCCCAAAATGTCGCAGCATAAATCCTCGAGTGTCAACGGGACAATCCCTTTGTTTGATAACGCTCGGGAAATAACCCAGCACACGGAATCCGTGAAGGTGTCTGTCCCATTGCAGGTTGCTATCACGTAGCAACGAAGCATGGTGTAGATACCCAACTGGTTTCCGCGAATATGGGAGTTTCCCTTTGGCATTATCAATGGCAGATCGTATTGAATGGCATGCATGCCACATTCCTTTCACATAAAGTTGATTGGATAATGACACGTATGACACCAAATGGTCTGCTTCACGGAGTGATCCGGTGAAGTCCCAATGGCGAACATACGTAGGTGTTACATCAACACCCTTGTAGTAATCGCCACCACAAGACTCTCGAAAGAAGCCTTTGTGGAAGGACTTATTTTGGTTGACTCGGAGTCCGAAAGACTCTAAATCTTCCATTACACCAGAAACCATCATAGCTGGTACGATAATATCATCACCGTACACAGCAACATCCTTACTCAAACGTTTAAGTAAGGAAAGTGATGGAGACCTACCAGATTGTCTCACCAAAGAAGTTAATACAATGGTGAAGAAAATCATTGCCTCAATAGGAAAGCATAAAGCTGACCCTTGAGAAGCATACTTACGTAAGCTAAGCAATGTACCATCTGGTAACCTGGCCCGAGTACTCCTACATCCTTGAATAAATCCAAGAAATGTTGGACATACCTTCCGGAACGTAAAAGAAACTAGTTCATTAGAAACTAGATCTGATGCGTCTGAAAGATCGATAGTACTTAATTTCCTATCGATAGACCCAGACCGAGCCAAATCGCGATTCACTTGTTGATTGGTGAATCGGATGGACTTATATGGAAAGGAATTTTCCAGATAGTCCATGAGGGGCTTCGCTATACTTTGTTGCATTAACATCATATAGCTAGGCTCAACCGATATGGTTCTCGGGGTTTTCAGAGTTTTCGGAACCTGAACGACCCTTACGGGAAGTTCATCCGATTCGCAGTCGAACTCGATATCGTTGAGTCCGGATGCGAAGTCGTGGGTAGTGTGGAAGTCGGAAGGGAACCAAGGTTCCGATCGACTTGGCCACCGCTTAACACTATGCCGTTCATTGAACAGCAAGCGTTCCGCGGAAGCACCTGACCCGAACTTGCCTGGAAAACAATAAAGTTCTCCAGATAAGACTTCGAGGTCAGACCATAGGTAGCCAGCAACGCGAGCGTAAAGCTCAGTGTTGACAGGATCCCTACTACTAGTCCAGCATAACTCTTCGTCATTGGAACGATACCTTTCAAAAGCACGCTTTCGGCGCGCAGATGAGCAGGGTAACTCGACCTTCTTAAAAAGTCTAGTAACC